ATGTCATGATCGACTGCGACTCCTCGCAGATTGAAGCCCGTACCGTGGCGTGGATTGCAGGGCAGCAGGACTTGGTTAATGCGTTCGACAAGGGTGAGGACGTATACAAGATCATGGCGTCGGCTATCTACAACGTGCCGATTGACGAAGTAAACAAGACCCAAAGATTTGTCGGAAAAACGACCATCCTTGGTGCCGGGTACGGCATGGGGGCCATCAAGTTCCAGACGCAGTTGAAGGCGTTCAACGTAGACGTTGATCTCGATGAGTGCCAGAAGATCATTACCGTCTATCGTGAGACCTACCCGAACATCCCCGCACTTTGGCGGCAAGGGCAACGCTGCTTGGAAGCCATCCTGATCAAGAAGGCTTGCGAGTTTGGTGTGGTCGATGCGGTGCAGTTTGACCCACGCGAGAGCGGCTTTTTGCTACCGAGCGGGTTGTGGCAGCGGTATGAAGGGCTGCGCAAAGTAGATGACGGTGATAAGACCCAGTACGAGTACGTCACTCGCAAAGGCGCGGTTAAGATCTATGGTGGGAAGGTAGTTGAAAATCTTTGTCAGGCCGTGGCAAGATGCGTGATCGCTGAGCAAATGTTGAAGATTTCTAAACGCTACCGGGTTGTGTTGACCGTGCATGACGCTATTGCTTGTATCGCACCAGAAGCCGAGGCTGAAGAAGCGCAACGGTATGTTGAGGAGTGCATGAGGTGGCGTCCTGCGTGGGCTTCCGCACTGCCGTTGAACTGCGAGTCAGGTATGGGCAAGAGTTACGGTGACTGTCAATGACTTCTTACAGTTGGTCTTATTCGTCCTTGGACTTGTTCCAACAATGCCCTCACAAGTACTACCGGCTGAAAGTCAAGAAGGACATCAAGGAGCCGCTCAGTGACCATCTTGTATACGGGCTAGACGTTCACAAGGCTGCTGAAAACTACATCAAAGACGGCACTGCGGTGCCGGAAAAATTTGCCTTTCTTGTACCAATCCTAGAGAAGTTGAAGGAGTACGAGGGCGAGAAGTTATGCGAGTACCGCATGGGGCTGACCAAGAATCTGGAGCCGTGCGGCTTCTTTGATCGGGGGGTCTGGTGGCGGGGCGTGGCTGACCTGATCATCTTGAACGGGGACTCCGCGAAGATCGTTGACTACAAGACTGGCAAGTCTGCCAAACATGCCGATACCAAGCAGTTGGAGATCCTGTCGCTGGCGGTGTTCAAACACTTCCCACAGATTAAGCGCGTCAAGGGTGGGCTGCTGTTTGTGATATCGAATGAGTTCGTGAAAGGGGACTTTGACACAGACCAGAGCCACATCTACTGGCAACGATGGCTGACCGGAACGGCGCAGTTGGAGAAAGCGTTTGAAGTGAACGTCTGGAACCCGCGCCCCAACTTCACATGTAGGAAATGGTGTCCTGTTAAGGACTGCACACACAACGGGAGATGAACATGGCTAGGAACTACAAGCACGAGTACGAGACGTACCAAGGAAAACCTGAACAGAAAAAGAACCGCGCCAAGCGAAACGCAGCACGTGCCGAGATGATGCGGGCTGGCCGCGTACGTAAAGGCGACGGTAAAGATGTTGATCACAAGCAGCCACTGAGCAAAGGCGGCTCCACGAGTAAGGCCAACCTGCGAGTGACCAGCATTCACGCCAACCGCGCATACAAACGACAAAAGGATCGGAAACCTGCCTAATGCAGATCATCGAGAACAAAGCGTTGCTGATCAAGGTGCGGGAACCGGGGCGCATAACCTCTGCCATACGCACGGCAAAGCAATTGAACGACACCGACGTGCTTGTCAGATGGGGCGTGGAAGAAGCGCAGATCCTCAAGAACCTGCGGCTCAAGGACGTACCGTCCCCGATTATGCGAGATTACGCATGGCCCGGTTTGCAAAAGCCGTTCAAGCACCAGTACGACACGGCGTCGTTCTTAACTCTGCACCGACGGGCGTTTTGCTTCAACGAGCAAGGTACTGGTAAGACTGCATCGGCTATCTGGGCTGCGGATTACCTGCTTGAACAAGGGCTTATCCGAAGAGTATTGGTGCTATGCCCACTGTCCATCATGCAGTCGGCATGGGAGACGGATCTATTCAAGTTTGCAACCCACCGGACGTGTGCGATTGCGCACAGTTACTCCAAGGAGAAGCGCATCAAGGCGGTTGAAAGCGATGCCGAGTTCGTGATCTGTAACTACGACGGTCTTGACATCGTGAAAGATGCTGTCGCAAAGGGCGGCTTTGATTTGATAATCATCGACGAGGCGAACGCCTACAAAAACGTCAGCACGAAACGCTGGAAGGTACTGAACTACATCATTAATCCTACAACATGGATATGGATGATGACGGGCACCCCTGCAGCGCAGACTCCGACGGATGCCTACGGGCTAGCCAAGATCGTCAACCCAAATGGGGTACCAAAATTTTTTGGGTCGTTTCGTGATCAGGTGTTGTTCAAAGTATCGCAGTTCCGCTGGGTGCCTAAGCCTTCGGCACAACAAACTGTACACAACGCGCTACAACCAGCAATACGTTTTACCAAAGACGAATGCTTGGATTTGCCTGAGATGACGTACGTCATGCGCGATGTGCCGTTGACTACCCAGCAGAAAACGTACTACGAAGAGATTCGTAAACAGATGCTTACGATTGCTGCGGGGGAGGAGATTACCGCCGTGAACGCAGCGGCTAGTCTAAACAAACTGTTACAACTTTCATGTGGCGCGGTCTACTCGGATAGTGGAGAGATCATTGCGTTCGATGCCAAGAACCGCATGGCTGCACTCATGGAGGTCATTGAGGAAGCCAGTCAAAAGGTGATCATATTTGCCCCCTTCCGGCACGCCATTGAGATAATTGCGGAAGAACTAAAAAACAACAAGATCACCTGCGAGATTATCAACGGCGCAGTACCCGCCAGTAGGCGCACGGAGATCTTCAAGAAGTTTCAAGAGAACCCAGACCCCCGCGTACTTGTGATCCAGCCACAGGCTGCGGCGCATGGCGTGACGTTGCATGCTGCCAACGTGGTTGTCTGGTGGGGGCCGATAACGTCTATTGAGACTTATTTACAGGCCAACGCCCGTGTCCATCGTGCGGGCCAACATCACCCTTGCACAGTAGTACACTTGCAGGGCAGCCCTGTTGAAAAACGTATCTACAAGATGCTATCGCAAAAGTTGGATGTGCATACCAAGTTGATCGAGTTGTACAACAATTTAGTAGCGGAGGTTGCTTGACAGAGTAAAGTTAGAGGAATAAGGTATTAGACCCACGAGGAGAAAACTATGAGTGCAATGAACGCAGAAAAACTTGCGGCGGTCTACGTGAAGATCCGTGAAGCACGTAGGGAACTCGCCAAGAAAGACGAAGAACTCAAGGCGCAAATCGACGTTGTGTCTGAGCAATTGTTGGAGATATGTAAAGAGCAGGGTGCGCAAACCATACGTACTCCGCACGGCACCATTTCGCGCAGACTAGGTAAACATTACTGGACGAGTGATTGGGATTCGTTCTTCAAGTTCATCAAAGAAAACGACGCCTTCTCGCTCATGCAGCATCGCATCAACAACGCGAATATGGAGCAGTTCCTTGAAGAGAACCCAAACCTTCACCCGCCGGGGTTACAGGCAGACATCAACCAAACAATCGTTATTGTAAAACGCTAAGGAGCGCATCATGAGCAATGATCTTGCTATTCTGGATTCAGGGTTGCCAGACTACTTAAAGTCCCTGAACGTAGACGCCACAACCAAAGCCCTCATGGGCGGCAGCGGCGCTTCGCAATCCAAGCGCATCTCTATCAAGGGCGGCGTGTGGAGATTGATGATCAACGGAAAGGAAGTTGCACAGAACGAAGATCGCCACATGAACGTGGTTATCGTTGCCGCTTCTCCGAAAGTCTCCCGCACTTACTACGCTCAGCAGTATCAGGAAGGTGGCGACGTATCTGCACCTGATTGCTGGTCTGCCGATGGTGAGGTGCCTGATGCCAAGGCTGCATCCCCGCAGTCGAAGCGATGTGTGGACTGCCCACAGAACGTACAGGGTTCGGGTCAGGGTAACAGCCGTGCTTGCCGATACAGCCAGCGACTCGCCGTCGTGTTGGCGAATGATATCGGTGGCGACGTGTTCCAGTTGACTCTTCCGGCTACGTCAATCTTTGGTGAGGGTAGTGCGGGCAAGTGGCCCCTGCAGGCGTATGCCAAGATGCTTGGCAGCAAGGGCATTCCAGTTACTGCCGTCATTACCGAGATGCGGTTCGACACGAATAGCGCAACGCCGAAGATCAACTTCAAGGCGATTGGTTTCTTGGAGAACGCGCAGCACGAACTCGCTATCCGACAGGGCGAGACGGACTCTGCCAAGCGTGCGATTACCATGACGGTAGCCGAGGCTGACGGGGCCAAGCCGAAAGCGATTGCTGCTCCGAAACCCGAAGCCCCGAAAGCAGAGGCGAAGCCGGAACCTACACCTGAACCAGTCAAGCGCGTTTCCAAGAAGGTTGAAGAAGCCGACGCAGCGAAGCCGGATCTGTCCAAGATTCTTGCGGATTGGGACGACTGATGGCGACCGTCAAGGGCTACACAACGTTGTTTGTACAGGCCGTCAACGATGCACCTCCTTTTTATCTTGGCGTCAAACTCGCCAAGATCTGCATCAAATTAGACATACCTGTTGTCGATGTTGCGGAGTACCTTGGTGTGAGCCGTCCTACCGTTTACTCATGGTTTATGGGCAAGCGGGATGTCGCTCCGAAGTACGCGGAACAGGTACAGAAGTTAATTAACAAATTGGCGTAACAATAGATGGGCTAGGTTCGCTACCGAAGAGGGCATCGCCGTCTGCCCCTGCCCATTCTATTTGACGGCTTTTGAGGACGGCTATGCTTTCACGTAAGGACTTTCTTGCCCTCGTACTTCCACCTTTGGAAGAGGGGGAGTCCTACTGCACTGTTGGCATCAAGGAAGATGGGGAGGACAAGGATGTCCGCCAACGCTTTGTCAGTAGCATCGACGAGATTTCTCAACACGCGGATGAGTTCGTAACTAGTCAGTATAACGCTTTCTACGGCGTGGCTAAGTACGGGCCGGAAGGGCGTCGTACCACCAAGAATGCCATTGCTCTCAAGTCGTTTTATATAGATCTTGACTGCGGCCCCGGTAAGCCTTTTGCGGATCTGAACGAGGGGCTCGTAGCCCTCAAGGCGTTCTGCAAAGTCACAAACTTGCCGCGTCCGACCATCGTCAAGTCGGGTATGGGTGCCCATGTCTACTGGATATGCACCGAGGCGCTTCCCCGTGAGCGGTGGTCGTTGTATGCGGAACAGTTGAAGGCGCTATGCGCCCAGCACAAGTTTGAAGTAGACCCGGTGGTGACTGGTGAGGCGGCACGCATCCTGCGTATCCCTGAGACCTACCACGTAAAAGATCCTACCAATCCGTTGTTGGTTGAGGTTTTAAGTTCAGGTTCTACTTTAACTCCTGAAGAGATCCATAAACTTCTTGAGCCAAGTATTGATGTACTGAACTCCAACACGCCAGTCAAACGGCAACTGGATGCCACGACCCTAGCCCTGATGGGCAACAGCCAGTCGCGGTTCAAGACCATACTGGTCAAGTCGTTGGAAGGCACGGGGTGTGCGCAACTCGCCTATATCTTCAACAACCAAACCACGTTGGAAGAACCCATGTGGCGAGCGGGGCTCAGCATTGCACAGGTCTGTGTGGATCGGGACAAGGCCATCCACGTACTGTCTAACCAGCACCCAGAGTACTCGCCGGAGGCTACCGAGAAGAAAGCCAATGAGACCAAGGGGCCGTATACCTGCGAGACGTTCAAGAAACTGAAGCCCGCATTGTGCGAGGGGTGCCCGCACAAGTTCACATCCCCAGTCCAACTTAGCAAAGAGATCGTTGAAGCGACCGAGGAAGACAACAAGGTTGTTGAAGTCGAAGAAGTTACCAAAGAGGAGCGGGAGTACGTCATCCCCAAGTACCCATTCCCGTACTTCCGTGGGCGCAACGGCGGCATCTACCGCAAGGTCAAGAGCAAGGAAGACGACACGGAAATTGACGAACTGGTCTATCCGTACGATCTGTATGTAGTCAAACGCATCATAGACCCTGACTTGGGGGACGCCTTGCTACTGCGGTTCCACACCCCCAGAGATGG